CTCTGCGGTCTTCCCTCTCGCCTCGTACGCCTGATAACCTTGAAAGGTCTGGAACCCGTGGAAGATGATCTTCTTCCTCACCACATTCTCGCACCTCGCGGCATCCAGTCGCAGGATATGCCAACCATCCCTCGACTCCCACTCAAAATCTTCCTCGCAGTCCACAGTCTGCCATCCTCTCACTGGTTCGCACCTCTTGCCAAACTCGCTTGTTCTGTCCTTTGGATTCGATGCTCCAAAGATTTTAATTCGTCCCTTCGCGCCTTCCGTATCGGCGGCAGACAGGATATTCTGCAAGCCTTCCCAGACTCCTGCTGGAACCTCCTCCGCTTCGTCAAGCACAACATGAGTCCTGCTCATGCGCCCCCATTTCTTGTCATGCTTTGCTCTTGGACTCGGATGGAATCCACGCAGCGTTCCCATGCCTGAATCACCCTTCGGAACCGCTACCAGATGGATGCCATTCTTATCATCGGCATTGGCCTGAATCGACTTCACCAAGTCTTCTGATCCTTCAAACTCTGGACGCACCAGAGCAGTGCGATAAAAAGTCTTGATGGCGGCAAATACATTTCGCTGCGCGTGTGCCTCGGTCAACGACACCACCTTGACGCAGGTGTACTCTGGGTCTCGCATCCAATCGAGGAGAAACCATGCCGCCGCATTGAATGTCTTGCCCATTGCGCCTGCTCCCTGAATCAGCAGCTTGTCGTACTCAAACAGGCATCTCCATGTCTCCTGCGCGGAACTGGGTCGCCAGTCGTACACTGCCTCGCCCCACAGCACAGTCGCTGCCGCTTCAAACTGATCCCCGTCGAGAAGTTTCTGGACGAACTGCATGACCAAGTCGCGAGAGTTCTGATGCGTCAGCACAACCTTGCCACTGCCTCTCGCAACATTCCGTATGATGTACTCGGCAGCATACAGCAACCCGTCAGTATCGCTCCGATCCGCTTGCTCCCTGACATTGCGAGCAATCGCCAATACCTGCTGGACATGGTCGTTATTCTCAACCATTGCTCTCCTCCCACTTCCCAACAGGACACTGCTCGGTTGCCATGACACTCTTGACCTCCATGTTGCATCCGCACTGGTTGCACTTCCCCATGCCTCGGTAGCCAGCAGGGTCGAACATATCGCAGTCACCACAGCTGCGTAATCTCCGCGCCACCTCTGCCTCATCAACGCATGGCAACCCTGCCTTAACAAAAGCAGCAGCACTCGATACAAAATTCTTCGCCTTTTCAAATATGCTCATTGTTGATCTTTCCTGCTTCCATGTCGCTATACTCTTTCAAAGTCAATCCCATCCTGCTTGCCGCTACCCGCTGAACCTCTTTGCGCTTCAGCCTGTCTCGTCTCATCCGCTTCCCAATGTCGCTCCACTTCTGCATCTCGTCAGGCACTGCTCCAGTCGCCTCGCAGAGACGGCAGGGTATCTTCCCAAACTTGTTGTATGATTTCCCGTCCTTCATATCGAAATGCGCGACCCCAATAAAGTAACCTTTCCCATGACAGTCAGGACAGTTCATCTCTCCTCCTCTCAATGTCGAATGTCGCATTCCCATAGATTTTAATCTGATCACTCCTGAAGTGCCTGATATTGCCTCCATCCTCCATCGCGACTGCCCAGATATTGGGTTTTTGAATTCAAGCATATTTTTTTGTTTGGTTCTTATCCTGCACAAAAGCCTCTCGCCTGATTGCCTGCCATGGCCAATCGATGGCATCGCAGAGTTGCTCAAACTCCCTGCTCTTCAGGAAGTGGATTGCGTCCTCCTGCCACTTCTTCGCGACATTGCCAGTGTTCGTTCGCATGAACCCCTCGGTCTTGCCAGACGCATCGAGAAACGCTCGATAGATCATTTCGGTGATGACAGTGCGAGTGAAGCGCAGTTCGTTCTCTTCTTTCTGATCTCGTCGGTTCATTCGATTACCTTTACTGTTTGGTCTTCTGCTTTCATCCACTCGTACTCGCTTTGCCAGTACATCTCGTTCGGCTCAATCCTCGCCACTGCCTTGTAGTCTGGATGGTGCTTCCTGACGAAGTCTCGCAGTGCCTTCTTGGTTTTGAATGCCGCTACAGGGTAGCCATTGGTATTGTTGCGATACCCATGAAACAGGATGTAGACCCTCATTCCAGTTCCTCCAGTTCCTCCAAGTAGATCGGCGTACTCTCGCCAACCCATGCGCCTGCGAGGTTGAATTCAAAGTACTCCTCTGCCTGCTCCTCGTCCATGTCACGCATCAGCACCTCGATGCACTTGTGCCTGCTATAGACTGCTATCGGCTTGCCAAACTGCCTGCCGATACCGAGGAACGCATCTGCGAACCCGTCTGCCAATGTGATCTCCTCCTCGTCGAGTGCTTCTGCTACCCGTTCTGTCAGTTCGTTGTCGGTCATATTAAGCGTTTGCGCGACTCCATCCCTTCACTGCGATTACTGTTTCAGCAAACAATTGTAGCCTGTATGGATTGATCCATCCCTTACCGCATAGGTGAATCATCCAGTCAGTTAGCGATGCCCAGCTTTTAACACGCTTCAAAGGCACTTCGTAATCATGTCCTTTCCAGTTCATCACAACGCAATTATTCCTTATGAAAATACCTGCCATGTCTTTTTCCATTTGCTCAACCACCTTTGAAAGGTCTGTGAATCTTGGGGTACTCATAGCTTGAGCCACTGCGTTGGTGCTACAGGACACATGACGGCATCGGTTGCTTGGAATACCATGAACTGCAAGCCGGGATGCTTCTCTGCAAGCCTTGCTGCCTCTTCCTTCGCCTTGACCAGTGACCAGTGGATTCGGGTAGGTGGATGCAATGGGTCGATGCTACAGGTGCGTTCCTCAATACAGGACACCTCGTTTGCTTTGTGGAGTCTGGTTATGATGTACATGGTTATTCGTCCTTCGGTGGTTTGGGTTCAGGTTGTCCGTAAACATGGTTAGGGTTCTCTCGTTCCCATCGTTCTCGACGCTCGATGCCGTCCTGCTCTTTGCGGTCTGCCTTCTCGCGCCAGTACTCTTCTGGGTCATCATAGTAGTCTCGTTTTGCCATATAAGTTGTTTCTATTTATTGGTTAGTTCTATTATTGGATTCCATTACCTACTACCTATCTTATCGGAAGTTATCATCATTTTCGCTTTGTAACTTTGTTGTTTTCAGTAACATACACTTCAATCGCATTCATGTCATTTTGTGCCTGTTTCAGTCCTTCGGGAGTCATAGAATAAGTATACGCATAGTCAGGCATAGGTTTCCCTCTACTCAACCTTGGCCCGACTGGGCATCCGTTGGCGCATATCGTTAGCCTGATTTCAAACTCGATCTTCATGGTGCTGGTAGCTTCCCTGATTCAAGTTCAATTGACTGCGTACCTGATCGTGATGGCAGTGCGAAGGACACAGTGAGCGCAGTGCCGCCAGTCTGCTCGACCTCGACCTTGTCTCCGTACTTCTTGGGTGCGATCTTGCTTGCTGCCCATTTGAGCGCATCCATGCGTAGCCTGCCGATTGCTGCGTCATGCGAGCCGAAGGATTCGTCGATGATCATCTCGGCATAGTAGTCTGCTTGCATTGCTCTCGCCTGCGTGTATTGCTCACGAAAGGTTGGATTGGTTTCAAGCCAACGATAGACAGTGCCTGAAGGAGGCATATGATCATCGAGAACTATCTTGCGTAGGGTCTCACCATTTGCCATTCGTTTACAGATTTCGTCAGCGATGTCTTGAGTGAAGATGGAAGGTCTACCAATCTTTTTTTGCCTTGGAAGTTCTTGATTAGGTTCAGGTAATGAATTGTCTGACATAATAGGTCTTGACTTTTTAGCAATTGTTTACTTATAATGAAGAGTCTTCGTTAAGCGGTTAGTCAACCGCTTGACTGCGAGGTGAGTGTTTGTGTCGCGTCCTGCCGTTGTGATTGCTGTAGGCATGAGAGTTTCGTCACTGGTTTGTTTGCTGGGTGGTATGTGATTTGGACGATAGTTTTTTGGTCTTTGAGGTGCTTGCACTTTTGCTGGGTGTAGCTTGCTCTGATGGATTCTGGGTCATCGTCATGTATGAGACCAGCATAGCGTAATTGATCGGTGAGGCATTTTGTGCCGCCAACAAAGTTATCGAAGTCTTGGAGTTTGGTGCTAATTCTTTGAATGTGGATATCAACGCGAGTTTTGCCCTTTGTTTGTGTTTGTGAAGTTTCGTCCAGTGGGATGACAGGATGTTGTTGAGGGACGGGGTTAGGTAGCTTTCCAGTCGGAGGGTGAGGGTAGTAGTTCCCGTCAGGGTGTCTGTGGTAATTGAGTGCGAGGAGTTGCTCATGTGTCCAGTTGCTCATTTTTTAGAGTGGCGTAAATTCCGTTTGAGACCTCGTAAGAAAGGTTGATGAGGTCGAGTTTTGAAGTGATGGCAAAGGTGAGTTTATCCATTGAGTTTTCCATCGCGAGTTGCATGGCAGGCGAAGGGATTTCGTTGTGTCTGGTGGCGAGGTCTTCGTAGTCTCTCAATAGTTTTTTGACATTGATGATGAGGATTGTTGCTGCCGTAGTGAGTTCGATTTCGGTCTCGGTGGGTTTGTCTTTGGATGGAGTTATCATGGGGTAGGGTGCGAGGATTTTATGTGTTTACCTCACGGGCTTTAATGATGACCAGTGATCTACACACCGACACAATGCCCAGTTTGGATGACAGGTGAGCAGTGTGCGCGTTGTTGCTCTGGGTTTTTTGTTCTAACGACCCGCTAAAGCAGTTAGTTTTTGTTTTAGTTGTTGTTAATGCGCCCCACATCTTTCGATGACCTGTCAAAGTGTATCAGAACAAATCAGAATTAAATTCAATATCAAATTTCAGTCCTGTTTCTAAAAACAAAAGATTTTGAATTTCTAACTTTCCCTTTTCCATGAAAGGAGAATATGCCTGCTCCATACAATCTTTAGGCACTGCAATAAAAAATGTATTTGCTTCTATCGAGTGTAAAAATGAATGGTTTAACCATCCAAACCTAATAACTGATTGTTGCGCCATATCTTTTCGGATGTCTCTCCATACATCGCGCAAAATCATTTCTATTTTTTGCTTTGAAGTAATCATATCAGAATGGAATCTCGTCACCATCTTCGTCATGCGTCTTGGTTGGTGGCAGTGGTCTGCTGGCAGGTTTGGAGGCGACTGCTGCCTTTGTAGGAGCAGCAACAGGCTTGCCTGCACGGCGAGGCATTGATGCTGCGAGTTCTTTGGCGATCTCTGTTGCCTTGGCTTTAGCCTCTGCTTTTTCAGTCTCGATCTCCTCTGGTGACTTGCCACCATTGGTGCGATCCATGTAAGGGTTATTGAGCCACTTCGCTTTGAATGATGTCTTGCCGTTGTACTCCTCCTGCTCGACTACCACCTCGACTTCTTTGCCTGCGAAGTTGATGTTCTCCCAGTTCCAATTAACCCCAAAACAATTTTCCAGTGCCTCGATGGTGCGTTCTTGGGTGCGATCTGTGAGGTAGCCATACCAGTCGATGGTCTTGCCCTTCTGTGCGCCTTCAGTGGTTATGGTGACTGGTACGCGAATGAAGCGTGTGCCTGTTTTGCTCTCGCCCAGCCATCCGTAAACTGGTTCGGATACTTTACCGAG